TCTGAAGAAGCCGAACATCCTGAATGACACAGTGATCTCAGTTCTTGATAATCTCCCAGAAGAGCTTGGACTGCAGAAGTATATCGACTATGAGATGCAGTTTCAAAAGTGCTTCCTTGATCCCATCAAGTCGATCCTTGAGATCATCGGTTGGGATACCGAACAACGCAGCACGCTTGAAAGCTTTTTCGACTGATGGCTAAGTTCGATCAGGGCGGCGGCTGTCCTTGTGGTTTGTATCGCGAATGCGAGATCGGCTGCGAATATACCAATCTTCAAAAAGAAGGAACAATCGAAATGAACGAAGAACACGACTTTGGCTTCACGTTCGTCAACGAAGAGCAGTTCACCAGAATTGTAGCTGTTGTTGATGAAGAGAAGATCCGGAAGCTGCGCGCTATGATTATGCCACTCTTGCTCAACCTCAAGAAAAACCCCGACAAGGACATCATTCAATGGCCTGGTAAGGAGCGGATCAAGAGCGTTGACGCGTTCATCAAGAAGATGGACAAACTGATTGACGAATGAGCTGTTGTAGTTTACAATGGTTGAATATCACTTTATGGAGGACAATGTATGTCTCTGCGCGAACGACTGATTAAGAATAGCACTATCGATTTCACGGCAACTTTGGCCGACTCGAAGATCTTTGGCAAGAAGGATATGATTCCGACTCGCGTACCGATGATCAACGTTGCTCTGTCGGGTAGCATTGATGGCGGGTTGACGCCTGGCCTTACGGTTCTCGCCGCGCCATCAAAGCACTTCAAGACTGCTTTCAGCCTTCTGCTTGGCTCCGCTTTTCTGAAGGCAAATCCGGACGGTATGATTCTGTTCTACGACTCCGAATTCGGAACTCCGGAGTCTTACTTCACTTCTTTCGGCGTTCCTCTTGAATCGGTCATCCATACGCCGATTACCGACATTGAGCAGCTGAAGTTTGATGTGATGCATCAGCTGAACGAGATCAAGCGCAATGACAAGGTGATGATCATCATTGACTCGGTGGGCAATCTTGCTTCTAAGAAGGAAGTTGAAGATGCTATGAAGCAGAGCTCTGCGGCCGATATGACTCGCGCCAAGCAGCTGAAGTCTCTGTTCCGTATGGTCACACCTCACCTGACGCTCAAGGACATTCCTATGGTCGTCGTCAATCACATCTATATGACGCAAGAGATGTATGCCAAGCCTGTGGTGAGTGGCGGATGCCTCGCCGCTGGATCGAAGATTCGAATGTACGATGGCTCCACCAAGAATGTAGAAGACATCAAGGTTGGTGATATTGTATCCACTCTACAAGGCCCTAAGGCAGTAACAGACACTTGGGATCCGACGACTCTCGAGTTTGGGCATCCTGAATGTTATGAAATTGAAATGGACGACGGAACTAAGATCATCTGTTCAAATCATCATCCGTTCCTCGTGGGCGATCAATGGATCGATGCGGAAGATCTGGTTCCGGGAATGGAAATCGTTAAAGCGTAGAAAGTAATAAATACCAGTGCCTAACAAACAAAAAAGGTGCTGGTATGAAACACATAGTGTATATGATAGAACTTCATCGCGAAGATTTCCCGCGTTACTACATTGGATCGAAGAGTAACTGTAGTGTCGTTGGGGGCGTAATCGTCGATAAAAGAGGTAAGGTCTACGCTGGATCCGCAAAAGACGCTTCTTTAAAAACAGCTATTGAATCCGGCTGTCCATACAGCTTGCACGTTCTCGGATCGTTTAATACTTACGAGAAAGCGCTGGAAAATGAGAAGCTCGCCCAGATACAAAACAACGTGGTTGCCTCGCCCCAATTCTTTAATAGATCATTGGCTTGTGAAAACACATACACAAATCCAGAGTATGCAACGTACAAGCACTCATTGACTGGTAAGGTCGCAAGACTTAGAAGAGATCACCCAGACGTTATTTCTAAGATTTGGGTCGGCGTGACCGCAGGAGTCGTGTTGGACGAAGAAAGTAGAAAAAAGAGAGGTAGACCTGGCAACGCAAATCATTTCTTTGGCAAAAAACACACAGCTGAATCTAAAGCTAAAAGCGGAAAGAAGATAAGCAATGCACTCAAGGGAAAACCAAAATCAGATGAACATCGCAGAAAACAATCAGAAGCAGCTAAAAGGAGATGGGAAAATGTACGTAAAGAGCGTGAGACCGGTGGGAGTGATGCCAGTCTATGATATCAGCGTGGCAGATGCTAAACATTACATTATGGAGAACGGCGCTGTAACCCATAACACAGGAATATACTACTCAGCCGACAACATCTGGATCATTGGTCGTCAACAGGACAAGGACGACAAGGAGCTGCTTGGCTATCACTTTGTCATCAACATTGAGAAGTCTCGTTACCTCAAGGAGAAGTCCAAGATCCCCATCACCGTCAGCTTCGACTCGGGTATCAACAAGTGGTCCGGTCTGCTTGATCTGGCTCTTGAAGGCAACTTCTTGACTAAGCCGAAGCAGGGTTGGTACGCTCGCGTTGATCAGGAGACTGGCGAGATTATGGGCAAGAACTATCGTGCTGGCGACATTGTTGACAACGGCGAATTTTGGAAGTCGATTTTTGAAGAGACCAACTTTGCCTCCTGGATCAAGAACCGCTATTCGCTGGGAACCGGCGAGATTATGAGAGAGGAGGAACCGGCCGATGAGTGAGATTGCGTCCGTAATCTACAGCACGGATGGCGTTCGTAAGGCCAGAGTCATTGTAGAGGCCAACAGATTTTTTGTTGACTTCTACAAGAATGAGGCGATGATAGACTCTAAGGAGTATACGGGACACAGCTTGAGCTACGTTGAGGATGTGGCCGAGAACTACGTCCTTGGTATACTTGACATCGAATCAAGCAAGATGGAGAATTGATGATCGAACAAACCATATTCGGCAATCTTGTTTTTCGTGAAGACTATGGGAGGAAGGTCATCCCCTTCCTCAAGAAGGAGTACTTTCAAGACGTCAACGACAAGATTCTGTTTGAGATTATCGAAAATTATGTGATGAAATACAATCGCTTCCCGACCAAGGAAGCGATGGCTATCGATCTTTCTGCTATGACTGGCGTCAATGATGAGCAGGTCAAGACGATTGCCAAGACCATAGAACAGCTTGACTATGACCCGAAGACTGAGTTGGATTGGATCGTTGATAAGACGGAGAAGTTCGTTCAGGAGCGATCTGTCTATAATGCGATTATGCAGTCAATTCAGATCCTAGACAACAAGGATAACAAGAACGGAAAGGGAGCGATCCCTCAGATCCTTTCTGATGCTCTCGCTATCAGCTTTGACACGAACATTGGCCACAACTTCCTTGATGATGCTGATTCTCGTTATGAGTTCTATCACCGCAAGGAAGAAAAGATCGCGTTCAACCTTGACTATATGAACAGGATCACGAAGGGCGGGTTGTCAAAGAAGACTCTCAATGTCTTGATGGCTTCGACCGGTGGCGGCAAGAGTTTGTTTATGTGCCATTGCGCGGCTGGTAATCTGCTTGATGGCAAGAACGTTCTGTACATCACTATGGAGATGGCAGAGGAGCGTATCGCCGAACGTATTGATGCGAACCTGATGAACGTCACTATGGACGAGCTCGGGGAGATGAACAAGGAGACTTACGATCGTAAGCTCGCGCGAGTCAAGAACAAAACGACTGGCAAGCTGATCATCAAGGAGTATCCGACTGCGTCTGCTGGTTCGGCCAACTTCAGGCATCTGATCAATGAGTTGAAGCTCAAGAAGAACTTCGTTCCTGACATCATCTACATTGATTACCTGAACATCTGCGCTTCTTCTCGTATGAAGTACGGCAGCAACGTCAACACATATATGTACGTGAAGGCGATTGCTGAAGAGCTTCGCGGTCTGGCTGTCGAGTTCAACGTTCCTATCGTTTCGGCCACTCAGACCAATCGCGAAGGCTTCAACAACTCTGACATTGATATGACCAACACTTCCGAGTCGATCGGTCTCCCAGCGACTTGCGACCTGATGCTTGGTCTGATTACGTCTGAGGAACTCGAAGGCCTGGGTCAGCTTATGGTGAAGCAGCTGAAGAATCGCTACAATGACCCGGCGATGTACCGTAGGTTTGTTGTTGGCATCGATCGGTCGAAGATGAAGCTGTTTGACGTTGAACAAGACGCTCAGGATGGAATTGTTGATGACCGACCGGTGATGGACAAGTCCGAATTCGGCGAGCGCGACAGCGACTTCTACAAGAAGAAGCCCAAGTTTAACAAGAAAGACTTTGAAGGATTTGCTTGATGATGAATTATACGATCAAGAAGAACGGCGACGCTTGGGAAGTTCACGAGACTCGAACGGAGCAGGTCGTGAAGGTCTGCTCTACAGTCTGCGAAGCTCAGGCGATCAAGACGCATTTGAATTGCGGAGGAGGCTTCGACTCTTGGACTCCTTCGTTCATTCTTGAAAAATAATTTGAAGTCATCTAGAAAAAGATGCTTGTTTCAACTAAATAGTAGTAAGAAGCAGCTTTATGTGAATCTAGACACAATGTGGCAAGCGTATCACGGAAAGGAATAGTCGGGGTCAAAGGTGGGGTTCCTCCTGACACTGCTGCTGGAATAGGGGTTGGGTCGAAAGGCTCAACCCCTTTTCGTTATAAATACAATAAAACTCGCGTCTCGCATCGAAGGTTAAATTATGGCTTCTATAACACCACCATCGAAATACCCAGAAGGCCACGTCGTGGTGTTGAAATCCAGCGCGAAAAGTTCGGTTGTACCGGGTTATACGCCGGGCAAGACCAAATTCACTGTTCTAAGAAGTCTTCCCCGAGCAGGCAAAATACACAAAACTTTGTCGGTTGGAGCTGGTTCTGGGAGTTTGTTGCTCGCTGATCCCGAAAACAAAATCATCAACTTCAAAGGTAATCCCAATAGCATTAACAGCCTGTTCAATCACGCGTCAAGAGGTGGTAAAGACGAGGCTGGATTCCTTTCAAAGAAACAACTAACGCCGAACAAGTTCAAGCTACACCAGGCAGAACAAACTGCCACCAGCATTTTCAACTCGGTCAAAAAACAACTGAACGAGATGAATCTTCCAGAAAGCGTGAAAGAAGTCTGCATCACCATTCTAGAAAATTCAAACAAAGGTCTTTCAAGATTCGATCCAAAGGTGGATAACATCTCGCCGCAAGATCTTGGTATCATAACGAGCGACTTTGGCGAAATCACCGGTTGTCTGTATATGCTAAGAAAGAACAGCGGAAAATACGCCAAAGCTAAGTTTCCGGAGAGCGAAAGCGAAAAGTTGGTTGACTACTATTTGTTAAATAAAAACGGAGAGTTGCAACCAATCTCGGCTAAATCCGGAGCGGGAGGCAAGCCTTCGATCACTTCGATCCTGCCTGTTCTAGAAGACCTGATCAAAAAGAAAAAGTTGGGTCCGAAATACAAACAAGCAGTTGAAGTGTTCAAGATTTTGGCTATGGAGAAAAACGAGTCAAACACTAAAATTTCTTCCTTGTACGAAGGTCCGCTGAGAGCAGCTCAATTTTTGAACACTCCGGGTTGGAACGCTTTGGTCAAAATTCTAAAAACCAAATCTCTAAACACTGGTTACGTTTCTGGGATACCAACACAAGAACAGCTTATGGCGGCAGTTGATAATGCCGGGTTCTACCCCGATTGTATGAAATACTTCAAGCCTCTAATGGACGCGACGAACACTAAAGAGAACGCCGAAACGACTGCAAGACTGCTGAACAATCCTCCTTCTCCGGAGACTAAGAAGTGGGGAATCCTACATTTTCCAATCACGTCGGAATTAGTTTCTTGGTTGAACAAAGACGAAAACAACGCCAAGGAGATGTTGACCAAGGCGGCGAACCTTTTAAACACGACGCAGATTTATCTTGATTCGACCAAGACAGAAGCTACATACACGGTCAAAGAATTTTCGTCCGCCACGTTTAAATTCGGTTCGCCTTCAAGCATTCCCAGACCAACAAATAATAGGATCGGATTTGAAATGATCAAATCCCCTCAAAAAAAGTAAAGAGGAAATTTGATGTTAACCTTCAAAAAGTTCGTTGTAGAATCCCTAGACGTTGAGAAGCTGAAACATCTTGAGCACGTGGAGGATCACATCATTCACGGCGGCGATGAGGGTGTGAGACACGCTGCAGACACGCTGGGGGATGTGCATTCCTTTTTGAATGGCAAGAAATCAAAGACGAAGATAACAACCAAATATGACGGAGCTCCATCCGTCGTGTTTGGCGTCAACCCGGAGAACGGCCAGTTCTTTGTTGCGACCAAGTCCGCGTTCAACAAGAACCCAAAGATCAACTACACCGACGCAGACATCGAAGCCAATCACGGTCACGCGCCTGGTCTAGTCGAGAAGCTTAAGCTTGCCCTGAAGGAACTGCCGAAGGTTATGCCCAAGGATGGCGGCGTGTACCAGGGCGACATTATGTACGGCAAGAACGACATTCAGAGAGACGACGACAAGTATAGCTTCACGCCAAACACGATCACGTATTCAGCTGATAAGGATTCGGCTCACGGAAGAAAGATCAAGAGCGCCAAGCTTGGCGTTGTTGTTCACACTCAGTACCAAGGCAAGAAGAACACAACGCTTCAGGATATGACGGCTGGGTTTGACGTTGATCAGAACAAGTTCAAACAAGACCCTGACGTTCATATGATCAACCCGGAAGTTGATGGTGGCGAGATGTCACCGAACGAGAGATCAGAATACGAAAACCATATGAAGTCCGCAACGGACAAATACAAGTCGATGGATCAGAACGGTTTTGACGCTGTTGAGGGTCACGACGCGACTTTGAAGATGTATATCAACAAATGCGTTACCAACGACTCGGTTCCGAACGCGAAAGAATACCGTAATTATGTCGAAGAGCGCGGAAAGAAAGAGATTGAAAAGGTCAAGACTGAGGCTTCAAAACAGAAGAAGCAAAAGGAGCTTGAAGACAAGCTGGCGCACATTGATCAGCATCAAAAGAACTTTGAGTCCATATTTGGCGTTCACCATCATCTACAGAAGGCCAAAGACGTCCTAACCAACTCTCTGGCAAGAACAGCCAACACCGGGTTCAAGACAACAATCGGTGGTAAAGAAACCAAGCCGGAAGGCTTTGTGGCGATCAGAAACGGCAGACCATCAAAACTTGTAGATAGAGCCGAGTTCAGCAAGAGCAACTTCCTTGCCGGACAATACAGAAAGGCAGGAGAGCCTGAACCGGAACGTGATACAGAAGATGCTCCGAAGAAGCCGGTCGTGTTCGCTTTCGGTAGAATGAATCCACCAACGACAGGACACGCTTCGCTTGTTGACAAGGTTATGGAGCTTGCGAAGGAAAACAAGGTTCCTCACTCAGTTGTTCTGTCTGCATCCAACGATCCGGAAAAGAATCCTCTGACAGCCGAACAAAAGCTGAAGCACGCAAAGAGATTCTTCCCGAAAGCCAACATAAGCGCAGCGAGCGCAGAAGCGCCAAGCGTCATCGATCACGCAAAGAAACTTTGGAAAGCTGGCCACGATCATCTAATCTACGTAGCTGGTTCGGACAGAGTCGAGGCTACAAAGGCCGCTCTTGAATCAAGAAACGGTAAGGATTACTCGTTCAAGAAGATTGACGTTGTGTCTGCTGGCGACCGCGATCCGGACGCGGAAGACGTTACAGGTATGTCTGCGTCCAAAATGAGGCATCATGCCATATCAAACAGGTTCTCCGAGTTCAAAAAGGGAATTCCGGCGCACGTTCATCCAGATCACGCCAAAGAACTGTTCGATGAAGTCCGGAAGGGGATGGACATTCACATTGGTCCTGAAACTCCCGGCATCTCGCTCGCGCGCTACGCGAAACGTCAAGATCCGATCGGCGTAAAGGCTAGAGCTGAGCAAGAGAGACGTCTGGCAATGAAGGCAACAGCGCCAAAGAAGAAGAAAGCAATCAAAGAAGAGACAACCACGGCTGATGTTCGTGGTTTGGGTTACGTTTCGGGGAACCCAGAGATCGACGACGATGTAATCGCGCAGTACCAAAGAACCAACGTTGCGACGGCTGACACGCACAATGACATCTTGAACAAGGTGCTTCACAAGACGTATCTTCTGCGTAATACAAAATTCGGAAAACATTATGCTAAGTGAAGTCAGACTCAGACCGGACATATCGAAAAGCGCGATTGGCTTCGCAAACAAGAAGTATTTGAACAAGCCAATCGAGCAGGTTCAGAAGACGTTCAATCAGAACGCCAACAAAAAACTCAAGCATCACTCAACAACCGACGAAGGCAAGCAAGTATACCACGGCATTGACAACGATGGTCATCATCACTTCTTGACTACAAACAAAGACGGTAAGGTCGACGCTGCTGTATCGGCTATCAAAAGAGGTAAAGCTCACGATATCGATATGGCTGTCGCGCGTTCGGGCGCGGGCGTGCATAAGCTGTATCACCATCTGGTAACCAAACACAACCACATCCTTACGTCAAAAGAACAATCTCCAGGAGCTCTTGCTGTCTGGAAAAAAATGCGCAAGATGGGCGGCGTCAACGTTCACGGATACCACACGAAGTCTGGTAAAGGTCAACAGGTTGATATTTTGAAACACCCCGAACACTCGCACGTTAGTGACAGCGAGCTTGAAAGGGCGCGCAAGACAAAAGGCGGAACTGCCAAGCAGAGAAAAGCGGAGTATGCTGATCTGAAAAAGCAACAGAGTATGTCGCTAGTCGCCCACAAAGACAGAAACAAAAGACCCCTAAAAGAAAGCGTTGCATCAATCGTGCTCGGCGCTGTCAGAGAATCCCTGGAGAAATAAAATGGCAACATTCAATTCAGCTAATGGCATATACCAACCTCAGAACAAGACTCTGTTCGATGGAGTGACCAACTACGCGAATTTGAACAGCGATGTTGGTTTGCAGATTGCGAGAGGCCTTCTTCCTGGCGTTCAAGGTTTGAGTATCTCAGGGTTTCAAGCGGCGGTATCGAGCACATACATTCCTCTTTGGGAGAACGCCACAACGTACACTTATTTCTCTTCGGCGCAGCAAGTTAGAGTTTGGAGCTCGTCTGCTTCTGACACGAACGTTTCTGTGTTGATCAGCGGTCTTGACGCCAGCTATAATCCGTTGGTCGAGACCGTCGTTCTGACTAACGGGGCGACGGGCGTTCTTACGACCGGACTGTTCTTTAGAATCAACAACATTTCGTTGACAAGAACGCCGATGAACGTCGGTGCAATCAGCGCCGGAAGCTCCGACAAAGCCATAACTCTGGCTGTCATTCCCGTAGGAACGAGCAGATCTTCTATGACGATATACACCGTCCCTAACGGTTACACATTCTATCTGTCTCAGGTGAATGCATACACGAACCAAAATGGAAGCCAGTATTCAAACTACCGTTCATACACTACGTCTTCGACGGGAATCATTACGACAATCCTTCAATTTCCTCTCGTTTCCGAATACAACTCGACCAAAGTTGTCCCAAGGCCCTATCCTCAGAGAACGGACATTCAGTGGCAATTCAACTCGACTGGCACTTCTCAGATTGGCGCTCAGATCGAAGGTTACCTGATACCAAACTGATTTAAACTTTGCTGTTATTATAAATATTGGCTAAACTGGAGATCTTCTATGTCTGACAAACCTTGGGAAAAAGACGCACCGTCAAAGGGCAAGTCTATGACGGCTGCGCAAATCAAATCAGCCAAAGCTCGCGCGCGAGCTGCCGGGCGACCTTATCCGAACCTAGTTGACAATATGGCGGCGATGAAAGAGGATGCGGAAGCGCATTCAACCGACAAGAACAAGCCGTCTTCTAGGTTCGACGGATCTAAGGAACTGGTTGCGATCTACAAGAAAGGTACTCCCGGACAAGGCAGCAGAGCCTTCAAGGCTGTCAAGGAAGTTGTTCGTGAAGCTTTGAGTGATTGTCCTTGTGGTGGTGATTGCGGTTGCGGCGGTTCAAAAAAGATCGACGAGGCTGAATATCAAGGACGCAATGTTCCCCTCGGCAAGCCAATGAAGGGCGACGTCAAGAAATCAAAGGTATATGTCAAGAACGAGAAGGGCAACGTCGTCAAGGTCAATTTCGGCGACAAGAATATGACGATCAAGAAGAACATTCCCGGCCGTAGAAAGAGTTTCAGAGCAAGACACAACTGCGACAATCCTGGGCCTAGAACGAAGGCGAGGTATTGGTCGTGTCGCGCGTGGTAAGTTTCAAACAGTTTGTGACTGAACTGAGCGTTCCGCAAGGCACTACAGGCAAGCACAAAGACGTTTCAACTCCTATGGTCGCAATTAGAATGGCATCCGGTAAGATAGAGAAGCATCCGCCGGGAAAGAGCGGAAGTTCTGGTGGTGGCGGGAATGGCGGCTGATGATCTTAGCGTTCGCTTTCGCTGCGGTCATTTTGTTTGTTATTTGGCGCATCGTAAACAAAAAAGAATCTAACGACGTAGACTACATCAACTACGTGAAAATAGAACCAAAAGACGAAAATAAAGGAACGAATGATAATGGATGATCTAATTCAACAGATGAAGGTTTGCCTCGCTAGCACGTTTGCGTTCGCTTTGAAGGCACAAAACTTCCATTGGAATGTTGAAGGGCCGAACTTCCCTCAATACCACGAGCTGTTCGCGAAAGTTTACGGAGATGCCTTCGGCGCGGTTGATGATATTGCCGAGCAGATCAGAACGCTCAACGCATATGCGCCAGGATCAATGTCTAGGTTCTCAACTCTTTCAATCGTTGATGAGCAGCTGAACATTCCTGAGGCTCGTAAGATGGTTCTCGAGCTCGAGTCAGACAACAAGAATCTGATCTCTTTGCTTGAAAAGACCTACGCTATGGCGGAAAAGTATAATCGCCTGGCCATCTCAAACTTCCTGCAGGATCGTATTCAGGCGCACGAGAAGCAAGGCTGGCAATTGAGAGCAACAAGCAAATGAAAGACATAAAGGCCATCATCGAAGGGATTGTAAGCCAGGGCAAGCCTGTTGGTTCCGGCGCTTACTCTTTCAGACACAGCTCATCATCAAAGGCGAAAGGTTGGGACCACGGAATTGACGTTGGCGCCCATAGAAACCACGAACACGAAGTGAGAGCAATGAATACGGCTCTTGGCAACGCGAAGAAGCGCGAACAAGAAGTCAAGAAACGCAACAAAGAAGCTGAACAGCGCCAGAAGGAAACCGCAAAGATGGCCAAGGAAGAAATTGTAACGGAAGCAAAGCACGTCTTTCACGTTCATATGAAGTCTATCGACGATCGAATGCACAAGATGGTCGACGACAATACGTCGGAGCCAATCGGCAATAAGCCCAAGGGCCACAAGCTTGTGTTGAAGGTTCCTGCGGCAGATAGCAGAGAAGCCAGAAACAAAGTTTCAAAGCACATCTCTAGAAACTACGGTATTCACGCAGTCAAGTCGATCGAATATAAGGGTCTTGATGAGGAAACAGTGACGGAAGCCAAGAAGTTTGTATACGACAAGCCTCATCCGGCATTGGTCAAGGCATACGACAAGCGAGACACAGCCGACCTTCACGGTATGCATAAGCGTTGGTCATCTGATCACTCAAGTCCTAAGAACAATCCAGAAACAAGCGAGAAGCTTCTGGCTGTTCATCACGTGCTGAAGAGTCGAGGAGAGAACGTTGGCGATCTACCAAAGCATAAGAACCTTGGTATGACGGTTCATGAGGAAACAAACACAGAGAAGCGAGAGAAGGTCAAGAGCGTTGCTCGTATGAACGACCCAGACCCGACTTCAGAAAAATCAACGCTAAACAAAACAGGTCAGATTATGACCAAAATCATAGAGGATAAGCCAACAATGTCTATGCCAAACTTTGGGCTCCCAGCAAGCCTTATTGCTGCCACTCGTCAAATTCTTGAAAAGAAGGACGATGACGCTGGTGATGCGAAAAAGATGACTGGCGGCAAGACGCAAGTCGAGCTGAACCCAGAAACCAACGACAAGATCGACGAAGACGGGAAGAAGAAGCATACCACGCCGAAGACTCCTAAGGACAAGAAGCTTGCTGCTCTAGCTTCGCCGAAGGACAAGATCACACACAAGGACGTTCTGGTTGGTCGCGGCGTTGTCAAGGAAGAAGAAGAGCAGCTTGACGAGTTGAAGAAGTCAACGCTTGCTTCATATACCAAGAAGGCCGCAAGCGACCTTCGCGCCAATTCAATCGCGGCTGGCGCTTCGTCTGCTATGGGCAGCACGGGTCCGAAGTTCGACAAGATGTACAAGAAGGTTTGGAACAGAACCGCAGGGATTCAGAAGGCAGCCGACAAGCTCGCCAAGGAAGACGTTGAATTCTCAGACGAAGAGCTAGCTCGCCTTGATGCGATTGCAGCCCAGCTAGATGAAGCGAAGCCAACGATCGTCTCAGCTCCTATTCGCGGCGCTAATCAGGACCAGAACGGGATCGGAACAAAGAGCTCGTCAGCTGACTACACCATCTCCGATTCAAAGAAGATTAAGAAGTAAGTCGAGCGGCGAGTTGTTATAAATACAAAAAACAATTTTTAGGAGTAACGAAGAATGTCAACTTGGGGTAGAAACGACCAAGCTGTTACTGCAAACAGCACAACTACTAGGGAGACCTCAAATGGCGCTCCTGTCGGAACTTACGTAGCTGTAAAGCTGGGCGGTGGGGCCAACGCACACTTTGGTAACACGTCGTCTGGATCAAGAGCCGCTGTAGACGTAGCAATGTTCAACAACGCAACTCCTGGCGCGTTTAAGTCGGGTATTGCTGTTGGTGTGTTCGGCGTGTCAGCAACGGAAATGTCCAACAACGTCAACAACAACTCAAGAGAGCGTGGCGCTCACGCTGGTTGGAATCTTCGTCGCGCCGGCACGGGTCCGATCATCAGCATTTCAGCAAACGCAACTCTGTCTGGTTATAACAACACTGACATCATCACGGTCAGTTCTCCATCGACCGGCGGAACAAACGCCACCATCACGTTCACAACAAACTCAACCGGTGGAAGTCTGACGTTCACGATTGCAAATCCTGGTAGCGGATTCAATCTGGTAACGATCCCAACGTCAAATATTTCGATTACGAACGCGACGGGCGGAACAGCAACTGGCAACACGACTGTAACCAACCTTGTTGTCACGGCCGGAGGACGCGCAGGTCGTATTCATCACGAGACTCTGGTTGCTATGGGATCTCTTGGCGCTCAGACTGCTGCGTTCGGCACACCTGCTTCTGTTGCTGACGCTACAACAGACAACACATACTTCCCAGGCACCTAAAGGAACTGTAGAGTATGTCAAATAATGTAAAGAAGATCTCTGAATTGGTCGTGGCCAACACCCTGTCATCAACAGACAGGGTTGTTGTGCTAACCAATCCCGGATCATCAGCAAATGTGAGAACTATCACTACGTCCAACTTCGCCAACAGCGTGGCGGCCAAAGTTATTAGCAACACAGCTCCTTCTAGTAACACATCGGCAGGAATTCCCGGTCAAATTGCTTACGACGGAGCTGCTGTTTATATTTGCGTTGCTAATAACAAGTGGGGTAAAGCGGCTCTAACGCTTGCTTGGTGATGAATGACCACTTGACTGATGATAACTTCTTAATCTACTGCGCCAAGGTGTATGACAATCCTAGTATGAGCTCAACCGAAGAGTTCATCGAGGATCTTGATAGAATCAAGTACGTTAAGAAATTGATAACAAGGTACACAGAGACTGGAGAGTTGAAAGAGCGGTTGATCCTTAACCACTTGATCACTCTCCATAACTGTTTTAACAAACATTTGGCGAAGATCCTGTTCTTGAAAGCCGAGAAACAATTCCAATACATTAAGCCGTTTCTTATTCTTATCAATGCTCTACCAGAGGTAATAAGTAACGTCGGAACGCACAAGAAGGTTTACACTGACTCGATTCCTTTAGACAACAACATAGTAATCGTTTTAAGAAAGATTAACAATGGATAAGCCAATCAAAGAAGACTCAGCCTCTGTTGGTGCTTTTAATGCCGCTGGTAGCGGTAGCGTCGAAGGAATTGGTGTCGGCCCGAGGGGCGAGCCAGGAGTAACACCCAAGAAAAAAAAACTTCGCGTGCTGTTCCCAATCCTAAAAAGAACGATGCTAAAAGGACTGTCCAAGTGAACGAGAACGAACGATTTGACAAACTTGACGACGCAATTCAAAGATTGGCTGTAGTTGCCTCTGATCTTTCTAGAATGTTGGCAGTCCACGAACACAGAATATCACATCAAGAAAAAACTTCCGAAAACATCGTCACTTCTATGGAAAAGCGCAGAGCTGAAGTTGACGCCATTTTTAAAGAGTTTCGCGAGAGCCTCAAAGAAGAAGTTGAATCTCTCAGACAAAATTCAACCAAGCAACACAACGAGCAGAACGCCAAAATCGACACGATTCAAAAGACTTTGTGGACGGCGATGGGCGCTGTAACTCTGGCGGGTTGGGTCCTTCCGATCATCGTCAACAAGTTCCTGTAAATTTCACTTGCCTTTTCTTGCGATCCGGGTATAATCAGTAATGTGATTATGATATAGGATTGTTGTTATGAACTGGTTAGAGGCGAAGTACATTGGTCTAGTGTCCAATCGACTTCGGAATTACAAGCGTAAGTCAGGAACGCTTTACTGCTTCTCTTGTCCCTTCTGCAATGACTCTGCAACGGACAAGAGGAAGGCTAGAGGCTACGTGTATACCAAGAAAGGTGTCACGATGTTTCATTGCCACAACTGCAACCTGACATACAACTTCCCAACATTCCTCAAAAACCTTGACTTCGCGCTGTATTCCGACTTCAATATGGAGCGGTTGAAGGGCGAGAAGCGCGAAAAGCCTATCGAGCAACAAGATCTTGAGGAATTCGTCGACAAGATGCGGACGCCGGTGTTCCTTCAATCGGGCCCACTCAAGGGTCTGAAGAAGGTTAGTCAGCTTCCGGCCAATCATCCTTGCAAGATGTTCGTGGCGCATCGTATGATTCCGAATCCGTTCCACGCAAAGATGTTCTTTGTGCCGAAGTTCTTCAGCTGGGCGAACGAGATCATCCCAAACAAATTCAGCAAAGAGTCGTTGCTGTACGACGAAGGACGTTTGTTGATCCCTTTCTTCACGAAAGAGAAAGAGATGCACGCGTTCCAAGGCAGATCTCTAGATAACTCTTCGAAGAGTCGCTATATAACCATCGTCAACAACGAGTTGTTACCGAAGGTGTATGGGCTCGACGAAGTTGACTTCAACAAGAAATGCTACGTGTTCGAAGGACCAATCGACTCAATGTTCGTTCCGAATTCGATTGCTACAGCGGGCGGAGACTTAGTCTCGACCGTGAAGGATATGCCGAAGAAGAATCTGGTGGTTGTGTATGACAACGAGCCAAGGTCTGCCGAGACGAAGAAAAAGCTTGATAAAGCCATCATCAACGGTTATAATGTTTGTATCTGGCCGTCGAATCTTGTTCACAAGGACGTGAACGATATGGTGATGGCTGGTTTGAGTCCCGAATTTGTTCGCTACATCATCGATACGAATACGTACAGCGATCTTCGCGCCAAGCTCGCGTTGAACGCTTGGAGTAAGGCATGAGCCTCGTTTATTACGACAAGCCGCCAGAAAACGGCGAATGGAGCGTTGAGTACGTTGTGATAGAATTTTGGTCGATGGCGCAGAACGCTCAAGACTTCAAATGCATAGTTGCAACGACACATTCCGAAGAGCTTGCCGAGAAACTCGTTCAAGAGAAGCGCACTCTCCGCACTTGGGTCAAGACATTCAGGCTGTATCCGTAATGAGTCTTGAACAGTTCTTTGAAGAAGGCGAGTCTCTATATAACTTCATCGTCGACGTGGAGACTCGCAAACGCATCAGGCTTTCGGTCGCCGCATACGCGTATGAGTGTATGGGGACGTCGATTATGTCTGATGCAGAATTCGACGCTCTTGCATACAGCATTGACCTAAAGATTGATACAAGACGGCCAGACTTAGACGCCTGGTTCAGACAAAACTTCAAACCGCATACTGGTATGTGGGTAAATAATCATCCGGAGAAGAACAAGCTCCACGCTATCGCGAAACGAATACAAAGGAACCTACATAATGAATGAGGCGAAGATCATTGCAATCACCAATCCGCTGATCGAAGGAGTTCAAACGGCGGAACAACTGATTGCTTACGCGGCTCGTGTGTCCAACCCAGCAAATCAGGTGAACAATGAAACCAGCGAAAAGCTTCTCAGATATTGTATTAGAAACAAGCATTTCAGCGTATTCGAAATGGTTAACGTTGTTATGCAAATTGACACAACTCGCGACATTGCCCGACAGATTCTACGTCATCGTAGCTTCTCGTTTCAAGAATTTTCACAACGTTATGCTGATCCTACAAAGGATCTTGGCTTTGTAACTCGCCAAGCCCGTATGCAGGACACTAAGAACCGTCAGAACAGCATTGTCAACTATGACGCTGTCGCGCTCAACGACGAGTGGGAGTCTCGGCAGCTAGAACTCATAGAAAAAGCAAAAGACATTTACGAATGGGCTGTCTTGGCCGGTATAGCCAAGGAGCAGGCACGCGCAGTGTTGCCTGAAGGATTGACTGCTTCTCGTATGTATATGAACGGGACACTGCGTTCTTGGATTCACTATTGCGAGCTTCGTATGGCAAACGGAACTCAGAAAGAACATATCGATGTCGCCAAGAGTGCTTGGAACCAAATTGCCAACTACTTTCAGTTTTTGACAGAACAACAATAAGGAACAACTATGATCAGAGTCCAAAAGAGAGACGGGCGACTAGAACCGCTTGACCTAAACAAATTCCACAAGGTTGTTCGCTGGGCTTGTGATGGCCTGAACGGCGTCTCAGAGTCTGAGATCGAGATCAAGTCTCGCGTTCAGTTCTACGACAAGATCAAGTCTACTGACATTCACGAAACGCTGATCAAGGCTGCCGCTGAGTTGATCTCAGAAGACGCGCCCAACTATCAGTACGTTGCGTCTCGTCTGATCAACTACAATTTGCGCAAGGAGATCTGGGGTCGGCCGGAACCTATCTCTCTGTATGATCATTACGACCACGTGGCTGATTGGGGATACTACACGAAAGAACTTCGCGCGGACTACGACTTCGAAGAATTTCAGTGGCTTGACAAACAAATCGACCACGATCGCGACTTCCAGATCGTCTACGCCGGTATGGAGCAGTTCCGTGGCAAGTACCTGATCAAGAACCGTGTTACCAATACGTTCTATGAGACGCCGCAGATGGCGTATATGCTCATTGCTATGACGCTGTTCCGGAACTACGAGAAGTCAATCCGCCTGAAGTGGGTCAAGGACTTCTATGATGCGATTTCGACTTTTGAGATCTCACTCCCAACTCCCATTATGGCTGGCCTTCGCAGCCCACAAAAGCAGTTCTCATCCTGCGTTCTGATTGAAACGGACGACTCTCTTGATTCAATCAACGCAACAGCATCATCGATCGTAAAGTATGTCTCACAAAAAGCTGGTATTGGCATTGGCGCTGGGCGCATTCGCGCTATTGGTTCTCCTATCCGTAATGGAGATGCTAGTCACACTGGCGTTATACCATTCTATAAGCACTTTCAATCTGCGGTAAAGTCTTGCAGCCAAGGCGGAGTTCGTGGTGGTGCCGCGACCCTCTACTACCCAATCTGGCATCTTGAGGTTGAAGATCTCCTGGTGTTGAAGAACAACAAGGGCGTCGAGGATAATCGTATTCGTCATCTTGACTACGGCGTTCAATTCAACAAGGTGATGTACGAGCGTCTGCTTTCGGATGGGGTCATCACTCTGTTCAGCCCCAACGATGTTCCGGAGCTCTACGACGCTTTTTTTGTTGATAACGATCGCTTCCGCGAGCTTTACGAAGCAGCAGAAAAGAATCCCGCCATCAGAAAGAAGTCGATCCCGGCCATTGATCTGTTCTCTTCCTTCCTTCAAGAACGAAAGGACACGGGTCGTATCTATCTGATGAACGTTGACCACGCGAATGACCACGGATCCTTTGACAAGGATGTCGCGCCAATTCGTATGTCTAACCTTTGCTCCGAGATCGATCTTCCTACCAAGCCTCTAAATAGCCTGACAGACGGAAGCGGAGAAATCTCACTATGCACGCTCTCAGCAATCAACTGGGGAAAGATTCGTGATCCTCGAGATTTTGAACGTCCTTGCACTCTTGTTGTCCGCGCTCTGGATGAGCTTCTTGATTACCAGGACTATCCGGTTGAAGCTGCGAAAAGATCGACTATGTCAAGAAGACCGCTTGGAGTTGGTATCATCAATCTTGCTTACTGGCTCGCTCGTAATGACCTATCTTATCAGAACATTGATTCTATAGGTCTTCAGAAGCTTCACGAGTATACAGAGGCTTGGTCTTATTATCTGATCAAAGCGTCTGCTGATCTTGCGATTGAGAAGGGTCAGTGCCCTCTATCTCTTGAGACGAAGTATCACGCAGGCGTGCTTCCGATCGACACATACAAGAAAGAAGTTGACGAGCTCGCCGATCCAGTTTACAATATGGACTGGGAGTCGCTCCGTCTTCAGCTGAGTCAGACGGGAATTCGTAACTCGACTCTGATGGCTCTGATGCCGGCCGAAACTTCGGCGCAGCTGAGCAATGCCACCAATGGTATTGAGCCGCCGCGTTCTCTTGTTTCTGTCAAGGTTTCGAAGGATGGCGTGCTTAAGCAGGTTGTTCCGGAAGTTCGTAAGCTCAAGAACAAGTATAATCTTCTTTGGGACCAGAAGTCTCCGGAAGGTTACTTGAAGATTTGCGCTGTGTTGCAGAAGTTCATCGATCAGGGAATTTCGGTCAACACCAGTTACAATCCCGAGCATTACCCGCTCGAGGAAGGCGAGACCGTGCATAAGATTCCCCTGTCCGAAATGATCAAGCACATCGTTATGTTCTATCGTTACGGCGGAAAACAGCTGTACTACTTCAACACAGCCGACAACGCAGGCGAAGAGACTGTTCTACCCGAACTTGAACAGGGTAAGATTGACGACGAAGACTGCGAGAGCTGTAAGATTTGATCCTTCAACTAAATCCGCCGATTCCTTTGGTCACCCCAAGGGGACCGGCGCTCGCCCATTTCCTCATTGACTATGGAGTTGAAAGTGACCTTTGTTGGGTTTGTTTTCAAGATGGAACGGGCGAGTGTTGGACCTGGGGGAACAAAGAAATACGAGCGCAGAAAAACATTACAATAGGAAGAAACATATGACGTATAGCGTTTTCGATGCTAGTAACAAGCGCAACTTCGCAACCGCTAAGTGTTTCCTCGACGAGCCTGTGACTGTGGCTCGTTACGATCGCCAGAAGTATCCAATCTTCGAGAAGCTGACCAATCAGCAACTCGGCTTCTTCTGGCGCCCAGAGGAGGTTGAGGTCATTCGCGACGCGAAGGATTTCAAGGCTCTTACAAAGCACGAGCAACACATCTTTACGTCGAACCTGAAGCGACAGATTCTTCTTGACTCTGTTCAGGGTCGTTCGCCGAACATTGCGTTCCTTCCCATCGCATCTCTTCCAGAGATTGAAACCTGGATCTCGACTTGGGCGTTCTCGGAAACGATTCACTCGCGCAGCTACAGCCACATCATTCGCAACGTCTACCCCGATCCGTCAAAGGTGTTTGATGAGATGATGGACATTGCCGAGATCGTTGACTGCGCCAGTGACATTTCGAAGTATTACGACGAGCTGATTCGTTATAATAACATTGCACAATCAACCGGGTATCAAAACGACAGATTCGATCATCCAGAAGAGGTTCTATACAAACACAAGAAGGCGCTTTGGATGGCACTGATGTCAGTGAACATCCTTGAGGGCATTCGCTTCTACGTCAGTTTTGCTTGCTCCTGGGCGTTCGCCGAGGTCAAGAAGATGGAAGGCAACGCAAAGATCATTAAGCTGATCGCGCGCGACGAGAACCTGCACCTCGCCAGCACTCAACATCTCTTGAAGATCCTTCCGCAAGATGACGAGGATTTCTTGAAGATTCGTGAAGAGACCAAGGAAGACTGCTCTAAGATGTTCCTTGACGCAGCTAATCAGGAGAAGGCCTGGGCAGATTATCTGTTCAAGGACGGCTCGATGATTGGTCTGAACAAGGTTCTTCTTGATGAATATGTAGAGTGGATCACCAATCGTCGCCTTCAGGCGGTTGGTCTTCCGCTGCTGTTCAAGACTGGATCGAATCCGTTGCCCTGGACGCAGAAGTGGATCAGTGGCGGCGACGTTCAGGTCGCTCCTCAGGAAACACAAATCACGTCGTACGTAATCGGCGGTATCAAGAAAGACGTATCAAGTTCTACACTGAAAGGATTGTCACTATGAGTTGGAGTTCTGGTTCTCGTTTGTTTGCGAATATCGCCGAATCGATCGCTGACATTGTGATCGACGAAGAAGAGCGCGCGGCGGTGTACAAATGTATGATCGAGGAATTTTCAAACTTCGATTGCGACACTCTGTTTGAGTGCACAGGGATTGATACAGTCCTTGATGAGGTTCTAGAAGAGACCTACGGGTCCGATTCGGAAGAAGAAGACGATGAAGATGAAGACGAGTGGCCTGATGGCGGAAGGGAAGACTTCTGACTGAATAATAAATAGAGGGGAAAGGATCCCCTCTATGACTTGGCTTTATGAATCAAATCCGATTGACGAATCGATACTTGACCAGTACGTTGGCTTCGTGTATTGCATCACAAATCTTACCGATGACAGAAAGTACATCGGCAAGAAGCTGTTGAAATTCAAAAAGAGCAAGATTGTCAAAGGCAAGAAGAAAAGATTCCTTGTCGAGTCCGATTGGAAGAAGTATTGGGGTTCGAACAAACTTCTAAAAGCAGACGTTGAAGAGATCGGCGAAGATAATTTCATCAGAGAGATTTTAGTCCTTTGTAAAAGCAAAGGCGAATGCAACTACTTCGAGGCGAAATTTCAATTTCAACTTGGTGTCTTAGAATCAGACAAGTTCTACAACGACCAAATTATGGCGAGAGTTCACAGAAGCCACATTAAAAAGCTTGACTTTTCCGAGAGGGAGAGTATAACGAAGTTGTGCGTGTAACGGTATGGTGTTATGAATATCGAAGAAGTCAAATCCTACATTTCAAACTGCTCAACCCAATCAAAGGTGTATATCGGCTCAGACTCTGAAAGGTTCAAGCTGAATGGCAAGTGGTATGCCGATTACGCCACTGTGGTCGTTGTTCACATCGATGGGAAGCGCGGCTGTAAAGTTTTCGGGTCTGTGACTCGAGAGCTGGACTTTGACCGCAAGATCAGCCGCCCTGCTTTGAGGCTGATGAACGAAGCATACAAGGTTCAAGCTCTGTATTCTGAGTTGAAGGATGCTATCGGCGAAAGATTCTGCGAACTTCACCTAGACATCAATCCGGACGAACGTTACGGTTCGTCTTGCGTGGTCACTCAGGCGATTGGCTATATAATAGGCACTTGTAACATTGAGCCAAAGGTCAAGCCTTTTGCTTTTGCTGCTAGCATTGCGGCGGATCGTTACAAGGGATTGGCGGCGGCATAGCCGACTGCAGTCGCATATTGCGACAGTGGACTTCGGGTCCATCAAATCAGATTAGGAGATCAAACTTTGCAAAAGCGCATTCTAATCGCGCTTTTGAGTTTGGGCATTTCACTATTTTGCGTTTCGAGCGCAGCGAACGGTATCAACAACACACGTGAAAATGATTCTACGGAGGAGCGTGTAGTCAGCCCACAAGCTGACGCGGCCAATACAACGGCTGAGACTAATGCCCAGACTCAAGAGGCGAGCGACGACAACGCTGCCGATAAGATGCATCGCGTGGTGCGCAGGTACAACGCAAGAGCATCTTGGTATAGACACGGTAAAATCACCGCGAATGGCGAGCGGTACAACCCAATGGGACTCACCGCCGCCCACAGATCTCTACCATTCGGCACGATTGTTAGATTGACCAATCCCGAGAACGGGCGGGTCGTAGTGATTCGAATCAATGATAGAGGACCGTTCATTCGCGGCAGAGAATTCGATTTGTCGCTCGGTTCGGCCAGAGCTCTTGGGATTGAAGAGAAAGGTTTGGCCGTATTGCTAGTTGAGGTTATGTGAGGGCCAGCTATATACTATGTGATCTACATTATCGGATTAACAAATGAAACTACTTGAATTTTTGAAGGAGAAGATTATGCCAAGACCCAAGGGTAGCAAGAACAAGGAAAAGGCTGTTGTGACAGAGCGGCCGCGCGAGTTTGATTACGAGCGAGATGATTTGGCGTTCGACAACGCTTACCGTCCGGCGGTTACATCTGCTGAAGCCAGGCCCGAGCCGACTTGGTCTGTGACCAACACCGGTGTTATGCCTGGCGAGATGCGGCTCGTAACATCGATTCCGGCATATGCCGACGTTGAGCCGAGTCTGTATCTTGTTGAAGGTGACGTCCAGCTGCAGCCTCGTATTCCTGGGCGCGGTTCTATGGTCGCCAAACAGACGCGTCTTGTTCGCGCGACAAGCGAAATGCAGGCTGTTGAGAAGTATTCGGTCTATTTCCGCAATCTAGGAGATGCTGAGGCTTCTTACGTTGTTCTTCGTGCAGCCGCGATGGAAGTCATCGACTGATGCACTACCAGATCTACACCAAGGACGATTGCTCTTACTGCCATATGGCGAAGCAAGCTCTTACAACTTTGGGGATCGGCTTCAGCGAACAGAAGCTTCATAGAGACTTCACAAGAGATCAGATCCTAGAAAAGTTCCCGAACGCAAGAACGTTTCCCATCATTGTGGTTGACGGATTCGCGATTGGAGGCTATAATGAATTGAAGGAACATCTTGCAGCTCAAACCGGATCAAGCAAGATCCTGCTGAACGAATAGGAGACTACATTATGTATGATCGTGACACGCTTCTGCGTGACCTCCGCGTCAATCTGCTCGAGGTGCATTTCACCAAGGCCAACGGCGAAACGCGAGTGATGCGTTGCACTCTTCAGCCGCATATGCTCCCAGAGAGCTATCGAAACGATCCGAAGGAGCGCGCAGAAGAAAAGAACTTCCACAACAACAATCCGGACGTGATTGCTGTTTGGGACATCGAAGCCAATGGTTGGCGATCTTTCCGGATTGATTCGGTCTTTTACTGCGAAGCCAAGAGCGTCTACTAGGAGCTATGAATATGGAAGAAGAACGTGCGTGGGGATATCACGCGATCCTCGACGCTGCTGGCTGCAATCACAACGCGATCACCAGCTATGACAACGTCTATGCTTTCGCTAAGCAGCTTGTCAAGGACATTGATATGGTTGCGTATGGCGAACCGCAGATTGTAAACTTCGGGAGCGGAGACAAGGCTGGGTTCACTCTGGTTCAGCTGATCGAAACTTCGAACATCTGCGCTCACTTTGTCAACGAACTCAACCATATGTACCTCGACGTCTTCAGTTGCAAGGCGTTTGATGAACGAGTGGTTGAGGATCTGGTTGTGCGTTACTTTGGCGCCAAGACCATTCGTCGTGCGTTCATCAAGCGCCAGGCTATGCTTGAAATGGAAACTCCCTCGGAGAATTGATTATGGTCGTCGGTTTCACCTGCGGTGCATTCGATCTGTTGCACCCAGGTCATCTGCATATGTTGCAGGTTGCTTCGGAGCAGTGCGATAAATTGATCGTTGGGTTGCATACAGACCCAACGAATGGTAGACCAGAAAAGCAAAAGTCCGTTCAAACGACTTTCGAACGCTATATACAATTGGCGTATGCAGACTTCAATCTTTCCATCGTCCCCTATGACACAGAACGCGATCTGGAAAATTTGTTCAGCGTGTTTGATATCAATAAGAGATTCTTGGGTGATGATTACGAAGGCAAAGATTTCACCGCCAAGAAAATCTGCGAAGATCTCGGCATAGAGATCATCTACGTTCCGAGAAAGCACACTTGGAGCTCATCTGAGCTGAAGTTTCGCGTTAGACAAACCCAACCCGCATATTACGATGTAGACGACTTATTGAGAGGACCGCAATGACAAAAGTTGTAACGGACTATCCCGTTGCTGTTGATAGCTACGACCATATTGAACCCAAGGGAACGCGTAACGACAACACTAAGAATGGTGCATACGTTCGCGGTCTGATTCGACTGCTGGGGCGTGATATGCGTTATATGGATCTGGGGTGTGCTGGTGGCGGATTTGTCAGGCAATTCATCAACAACGACGTGTTTGCTATCGGTATCGACGGAAGCGATTATGGGCTGAAAAATCAGACCGGTGAGTGGGGTAACATCCCAGACAACCTATTCACTGCCGATATCACGAAGCCTTTTAGCGTGATTGATGATGAGAGTCAGCCGATTATGTTTGACGCGATCTCCGCATTCGACGTTCTTGAACACATTCACGAAGGCGATCTGGTTCAAGTTCTTGCCAATGTTCGCAGTCACCTCAAGCTTGGCGGGATCTTCATCGCCGGTATTGCAACATTCCCAGACGAAGGTTATCACGTGACTCTCAAGCCGGAAGAGTGGTGGGATCAGCTGCATCGCGACAATGGTTTGCATCGCACAACACCGCTTGAATACTTCGGTAGAGACACGTCAATCAACGCGGTGTATATGAAGCGATGAATCCCGTAGCCATTGTAACCGGGTCTTATGGCTACATTGGCTCGGTGTTGACCAAGGTTCTGAAAGAATCTGGTTACTACGTCATCGGCGTTGACAACGACGAGAGATCTTTGGCTGATTGGTGTTCTCTGAGCGACTCGAGTCGAACAAAGTATTGCCAAAGGTTTTTCTGCGCCGACTTTTCTTCCGACGTGATTCTGAGCTTGATTCAATCGTATCCGGACGCTACCGTGTTTCATCTCGCGGCGAACAGTCTTCTTGGGCCGAGTGCTTACGATCCTCTGAGTTACTTTGAGAACAACACGGCCAAGACTCTTAAGTTGATTCAGACCCTCAAGCCAACCAACAAGCTTTTGTTCGCCAGCACCGCAGCTGTTTATGCTGAGACGGACAACGTTGTGACTGAAGCGAGCAAGATCAGCCCGCCAAACAACTACGGGCTGTCGAAGCTTTGGTGCGAACAGATGATCGACTCCTGTTACGAGATCAACAAGCTGCGCGCCGCTTCGTTCAGGTTCTTCAACGTGATCGGCGCGTATGAAGATGTTGGTCAACTTCCGGATACTCCTCACATTGTCAACCGACTCTGTGACAAGGCTCTGTCTGGTTCTTCTCCGTTCGTGATTGCTGGTGATGATTACGAAACGAGAGACGGAACTTGCGTTCGTGATTACTTTCACGTCATCGACGTCTGCAGAGCTCTAATTCACGCCGATAAATACCTGACAGACAAGAAGCCTTGTTCCTTGAAGTTCAATCTAGGAACCCATACAGGCACAACGGTCAAAGAGATCGTTGACATCTTCAGCAAAATCTGTTCCCCAGTCGAATACAGAGTCGGTTTGCGTAGAGTGGGCGATCCGTCGTTCCTCGTGGCCAACCCGGACAAGTTCAAGGCGACAGGTTTCATCTACAAATACAAGAACACAGATCTTGACATTATGATCAGAGATCATTGGGAGTATCGTCGCAATGCCAGGTTTTGATTTCAACGAAATGCAGCAAAAGTCAAACGGCGGGACTGAGCAGACCTGCCGGATGATTGAGTCGAATCTACCACAAGACCTTCTTGAACATTTCCAGATCATCCCGTCTAGAGTTCGGCAGATCAAGGAAGACAAGATCCGCGTCTACCATCTTCACGATCTGCCGGAAGATCCAGAGACAAACCACCTGAAAGACGAATCGAGCCGAGATCGCTTCCACAAGCTTGTGTTCTGTGGGAACTGGCAATACAACCGTTACGTCAGCACTTTGGGTATTCCGCGGGACGGAAAGTGCGCTGTAATCGAGACTCCTATCTCCCCGATCCCTTTCAAGAAGAAGAGCAATGAAGAAATTCGACTCATCTACACGTCCACTCCGCAGAGAGGATTGGCTCTACTTGTCCCAGTTTTTGAAGAGCTTTGCAAGAAGCACGACAACATTTATCTTGACGTGTTTTCAAGCTTTGCGATCTACGGTTGGTCTGATGCGGATCAACAGTTCAAAGAACTATTCGAGCGATGCAAGAATCACCCGAAGATCGTTTATCACGGGTTTGCTTCGAACGAAGCAGTAAGGGAAGCTCTGCAGAAGGCTCACATCTTTGCTTATCCGTCGATCTGGCAGGAGTGCAACAGCAGAGCCTTGATTGAGGCTATGAGCGCGGGAGTTCTTTGCGTTCATCCGAATCTTGCCGGGCTCTCCGACACAAGCGGCAATCTCACGTCAATATATCAGTTTGAAGAAGACCCGAACGTTCACGCAAACAAGTTCTATCATCTGCTTGATCACGCGATTCAAATCGTCAACAATGATGACACGCAGAACTATCTTCAGTTCGTGAAGAGCTACGCGGACAGCCGTTTTCACATCGGTAAGATTTCGTTTCAATGGGAACAGCTTCTGGTCGATCTGCTGCGCAAGTATCCGGTCGAAAACAGAGGTCTTCCCAAGGCAATGTTTCGGTATAAGATCTGATGATTGCGCAATTATCGAAATGATATCGTTTCATATTGGGTCCTTTTCCGATCTTTAAACAATGCGGACAAACGTGGACCTTACTATTCATAACGGCGTTTCGTTTTTTCGTTGCCATTTTCATTTTTTCGGTTTTGTTTCTTTCGATGGCTTCCGATTTCTTTCGAAGCCTAAATTCGTCCTTTTGGGAAACGTGCTCGCCCTTTTCGTACAAAGCGAGTTGTCTTTCTTTCGCTTTTTTCCTAGATTGGTCGGTCTGGAACGGATGCATCCCTTTTGAGCTTAGAGACAGTTGAAGTTTTTTGATCTTTAGTTTTGCGTCGCGGCTTTTGGGCGGAGCTTTTTTGCCGAACATAGGATTTTCTTTTCCGACGAGAATCGGCTGGCCGCGCCTATCGTTCTTGTTCAACCAATCGACCTTTTGTTTGGCCTTCACACGTTTCAAATAGTACTCTTCGAATTCTCTAGCAGTTTCGGCGTTTTCGAAAATTTTATGAACGACGATTACGTCTGGTTCGCCGTGTTCTTTCCTATAAGCGGAAACCTGTTTCGAAGAAGTGAAATAAGTTTTCCAAAGTTGTGAAGGGTTGGCGGCTCCGCCTTTTTTCTTCGCGAAACGGACTCCATAGTACTTCATTCCCGTGGTTTTCCACATTATGAAGTAAGTGAACGGACTATAAGTATTCATTGCTGATGCTCCTCTAAGCGTTAGAGTCAGTGGAGGTGCGAACTCGCGACTGACGCTCCTATTTAGCGAATTCAACAATTATCATTATGAAAGGAGAGATTCTGATGGTTTTAACGAAAACCCCTTTAAGAATCAGTTTTTTTCGGCGGCGGTAGCGACATCCCGGAATACTACAACAGCTATCCGGGTCTGGTGATATCAACAACGATCAACCGCTACATTCAGTTGGCTGTCAATCTTTGCGAACCCAAACACGTCAGAGTCGTCTACTCGGAGCTTGAACAGGTTGACAACACAAAGCAGCTCAAGCACAATCTGGCAAGATCTGTTCTTCAGCGGTTTGATATCAATACGGGAATCGAGATCGCAAGCTTTTCTGACATCACGACGAAAGGATCTGGTCTCGGTTCGAGCTCGACGTATACGGTTGGTTTGATCAACGCGCTATATAATCTCAAGAAGCTCGGTTACACAAGACGCGATCTGGCCGAGACTGCTTGCGAAGTTGAGATCAATGATCTTGGTCAACCCATCGGTAAGCAAGATCAATACGCTGCAGCTTATGGCGGTTTCAATGCTATCAGATTCGATTCGACTGGCGTCGAAGTTACGAGCGTTCCCGCTTCGTACGACACGTTGGCGAGGTTGAATGACAATCTGATGTGTTTCAGCACCGGTCAAACCAGAGAAGCTTCTAGCGTTCTGTCTGATCAACTCAACAATCTGAAGACCAATGGCAGAACGGTTGATGGGACGACCAGCCTCGTGTATATGGCCACAGATGCGCTTAAATACATCAAACAGTCCAAGATCGACGACTTCGGAGCTTTGCTTCACGACGCTTGGCTTGAAAAGAAGAAGCTTGCAAGTGGCATAAGCAACCCACACATTGATGAGATGTACGACACTGCCAGAAGCGCGGGCGCTCTCGGAGGCAAAATCCTTGGCGCTGGTGGCGGTGGGTTTATGCTTCTTTACGTCCCAGTCTTCGCTCGCAACAAAGTCAAACTCGCTATGCGAGACTTCAAACAGTTTCATTTTAACTTCACCGATCAAGGGAGCACGGCTGTCTCGCTATGAACAAAGCTTCGTACGATTTTTATGACTATTGCACCGCCATACATTCGGCGACGCTTCACGTCGATCGAAAAGCCATCGACGCCGCGTATGAGCTGTTGATCAATTATATGCAAAATGTGGTGATCTTCGGCAATGGCGGTTCGGCTGCTATTGCGGATCACTTCTGTTGCGACTTCGTGAAGGGCGTTTGGTCAGACACTAATTTGAAGCCGAGATGTACAAGCCTTGTCAGCAATGGTCCTCTTGTCTCGGCTCTGGCCAACGACTTCAATTACAACCAAATCTTTTCCGAGCAGATCTTCTACCACAACCCCACTCTTACTATCGCTGTTTCTTCCAGCGGAAATTCCAAAAACATACTGAATGCTCTACAAATTGCCAGAGGGTCTAACATCAAGACCATAGCTCTGGTTGGGTTTGATGGCGGTGAAGTTCTTAAAACAAACGCAGCCGACGCAATCATCCACGTCAAGGCCAACAACTACGGGATCGTCGAAGATTGTCATATGATGATTCTTCACTCTCTAGTGCAGAAGATTAGACGCGAATTCGCGATTTATCCCTACGCTGTCAAGCTCTGAAATAAAGCTTGACTCAAACAGAAAAAGAAGGTAAGATAACCCTATGGACCCTGCCAACAACGTAATCTTGTTTCCGAGTAAGAACGCTAGGCTGCCTCAGACGATTGAGGAGGTGGCTGACAGTATGGATTTGGTTCGGCAGGTCCACATTCAAGAGACTCTTGAGTTGATAGTCCCTAAATTGTTTGACGGGATCTCAACTGCGGGCTTCAATCCCGATTCTGAAGAAGAAGAGTTCGCTTTGCTCAAGCACGGAGCTATGGTTGTAGAGGCGACAAGATCGTTTCTTTGTAAGGTGTCCGGAATCGATCATCCTCTTCAGATCATAGCCGAGAATCTGTTCGAACAAGTTGACGGCGAAGGCAATCTAGAAGTCTCCGACAAGATTAAAATTGTAATAACCCCGAACGATGAAAGTCGTAAACCCTAAATGATTATCGTTGATATGTCTCAGGTGATGCTGAGCAATATTATGATGCAGATCGGCAACCACACCAATGCCGAAATTGAAGAGGGGATGATCAGGCATATGGTCCTGAATTCCCTTCGTTCCTACAAGGCTAAGTTTGGCGACGAATACGGCGAGATTGTCATTGCTTGCGATTCCAAAAATTACTGGCGCCGCCAGCTGTTTCCTTACTACAAGGCAAACCGCAAGAAGAATCAGGAAGCTTCCGAACTCAACTGGAAGGCCATCTTCGAGTGTCTGATCAAGATCCGCGAAGAGCTCAAGTTCGTGTTCCCGTACCGCGTCATTGATGTTGAGACTGCGGAAGCCGACGATGTCATTGGCACTCTTTGCCGAGAGTTTGGCAACACCGGCGAGAAGATCCTCATCCTTTCCGGCGACAAGGACTTCATTCAGCTACACAGCTACCTCAACGTCAAGCAGTATGATCCTGTCCGAAAGAAGTATATCACCCACAATGATCCTGAGAGGTTCCTCAAGGAACATATTCTGAAGGGCGACTCTGGCGACGGCGTTCCTAACTTTCTCAGCCCGGACAACTGCCTGGTTGTTGGCGAGAGGCAGAAGCCGATCACGACCAAGAAGCTTGACGTCTGGGTCACTCAAGAACCGGAACGCTTCTGCACAGAGCTGATGCTGCGCAACTACAAGCGCAACCAACAGCTGATCGACCTAAGTATGATTCCGGAGCAGGTTTCCAAGAACATTATGGAAAGCTTCGAGAACCAAAAGGGAAAAAAGGCCAACAAGCTGATGGATTATTTCATTGCTAATCGTTTGCGTAATATGATGGAAAACATTGGGGATTTCGTTTGATGAAACTGAGCGTCTCTGAGATCCTGAAGAAGGCATCTCTGATTGAAGATGAGGGTCAACGAATCCTCTGGCTGCGACAAAACAACAGCGTTGCTCTCGAGAGTGTTCTGCGTGGCGCATACGACGCGACAATCAAGTGGCTGCTTCCAGAAGGCAATCCTCCATACAAGCCCAACGATCTGGTTGATCAGCAGCACATCTTCTACACTGAGTCGCGCAAGCTCTATCTGTTCATCGAGGGTGGCAATCCAAACCTGAAGCAGCTTCGTCGTGAAGCTCTCTTCATTGAAATGCTTGAGGTTGTTGATCCCGAGGATGCCAAGCTGCTGCTGGCAATCAAAGACAAGAAGATCCCTTACCCGAACATCACACCAGAGCTAGTCAACAAGGCGTTCCCTGGAATCCTTCACGAGGTACAAGTCTAACAGATGTCTAAGTCTAAGCCTAAGATCGGCGGTCGCAAAGATTGGAACGACGATGAGTTTGATTACTACTACGTCGACGCCAAGGAACAAAAACAGCGTCGTCGGGAAAAGAGGATCAGGAATCTGATTCGTTCTAAGAACGTTGATATGCTTATGGAAATGGAAGAAGATGAATACGACTCCTGACATCGAAAAGCTCGAGGCTGACATCGAGAACAGTTTTGCTCAGCTGTCGCTAGCGATACACAATATGAAGAAGGTTGATCCGGCGGTGGCGCTTGATCATCTAGGGACT